TTTGTCTTACTTAAATTTAGACTGGAAGCCAGTACCTATTATACCTAAGTTTGTGGATATAGTAGTAAATGGTATATCATCTAAAAACTACGATATAAAAGCTTACGCTCAAGATCCTTTTTCACAGAAGCAAAGAACAAACTATGCTAATGGTGTAATGAAAGATATGATGGCTAAGCCGTTGATAGACAGCATAGAACAAAACTTAGGCGCTACGTTATATAATTCATTAGACCCTGAAAATTTACCAGGATCAAAAGAAGAGTTAGAAGTACACATGCAACTTAGTTACAAACAGTCTGTAGAAATTGCTGAGGAAGAAGTTATAAACAATATATTAGATTTTAACAAATATCATTTAACCAACAAAAGATTAACAGAAGATATAGTTACTATAGGTATTGGTGCTTGTAAAACAACATTTAATAAAGCTGAAGGTGTTACAATAGATTATGTTAACCCTGCTAATTTAGTTTATTCATATACAAACGATCCTAATTTTCAAGACATATATTATGTTGGTGAAATAAAAGCTATAACTTTACCTGATCTTAAAAAAGAGTTTCCAGATTTAACTGATGAGCAATTGGATAAAATAGCTAAATATCCTGGAAGAAAAGGTTATATGAGAGGGCCAAACAATAATAATGATTTAGTTCAGGTGTTGTACTTTGAATATAAAACTTATATTGATCAGGTGTTTAAAATAAAAAGAACAGATACAGGTTTAGAAAAAGCATTAGAAAAGCCTGACTTTTTTGCACCACCACCAAGTGATAACTTTGATAGGGTGTCAAGAAGTATAGAAGTATTATTTACAGGTGCTAAAGTAATGGGTGTAGATGAAATGCTTAAATGGGAAATGTCAGAGAACATGACAAGACCTAACAGTGATTTAACTAAAGTTAATATGAATTACTGTATAGTTGCACCACATATGTATCAAGGACGTATCGATTCATTAGTAAACCGTATAACAACGTTTGCTGATATGATACAATTAACATCGTTAAAATTACAACAAGTAATCGCGAGGATGGTACCAGATGGTGTATTTGTAGATGTTGATGGTTTAGCTGAAGTTGATTTAGGTAACGGTACTAATTATAATCCACAAGAAGCTTTAAACATGTATTTCCAAACGGGTAGTATAGTCGGTAGAAGCTTAACACAAGATGGTGATCCTAATAGAGGCAAAGTACCAATACAAGAATTACAAACCTCAAGTGCTAACGGCAAAATACAATCATTAATTAATACATATCAGTATTATTTACAGATGATAAGAGATGTAACAGGACTTAATGAAGCAAGAGATGGTAGTTTACCTGAAAAGAGCACGCTAGTAGGATTACAGAAATTAGCTGCTAACGCATCTAATACTGCAACTAGACATATATTAGATGCTAGTTTATATTTAACTCTTAGAACTTGCGAAAATGTATCGCTTAGAGTAGCAGATATGATAGATTTTGATCTTACAAATGCTGCTTTAGTAAAAAGTTTAGGTAAATTTAATGCTGCAACACTACAAGAAATAGATACATTACATTTGTATGACTTTGGTGTTTATTTAGATTTAGAGCCTGAAGAAGAAGAAAAAGCTATGTTAGAGCAGAATATACAAATGGCTCTACAACAGCAACAAATATATTTAGAAGATGCTATTGATATTAGAGAGATTAAAAATCTAACATTAGCAAACCAAGTATTAAAATACAAGAGGCAACAGAAGCAAGAAAAAGAACAGTTGCAGCAACAACAAAACATTGAAGCTCAAGGTAAAGCTAATCAAGAAGCTTCTGAGGCAGCTGCAATGAATGACGTTCAAAAAGCTGAAGCCGTTGCTCAAACAGAAACACAACTAGAACAATCTAAATCTCAGTTTGAAATTCAAAGAATGGAAACTGAAAACCAACTTAGGTTACAAATAATGGCTCAACAATTTGAGTATGATATGAAACTTAAGCAAATGGATGTAGATAACTCTAAGAAAAAAGAAGCTGAAATAGAAGATCGTAAAGATAAACGAACTGAAATGCAAGCTACACAACAATCAAAATTAATTAGCCAAAGACAAAATGATCTTCCACCTACTAATTTTGAATCTTCAGGTATTTCACCTGAAAACACAGATATGCAGCAACAGCCTGCGTAACTTTTATTAATTTTTATTATATTATATTATGTCAGAAGAAACACTAGAAGAAGGTACTTTTAAAGTAAAACTTAAAAAACCTAAACAATTAAGCAAACAAGATGAAACTATTAAAGTAGATTTATCTAAACCAAAAGAAGAAATTACTCCTGTAGAAGAAACAGAAGTAAAAAATACACCTGTAGCTGAACCTACAAATGTAGACGAACAAAAGCAAGAGTCCAGCGAGGTTGCTGAATCCAAAGAAGAAAAACCTATTATTGAAGAAATAAAAGAAGAACCTGAAGAAGAGGTAATTTCTATAGGTGAAGAAATGGTACAATCATCAGAACAGCCAATAGTAAAGGTGTCAGATGAAATAAAACAAGATATTAATTTACCTGAAAACATCGAAAAAGTCGTAGACTTTATGAAAGAAACAGGTGGAACATTAGAAGATTATGTAAGATTAAATGCAGATTATTCTAATGTAGATAACGATACTCTATTAAGAGAGTATTATAAACAAACTAAATCTCACTTAAATTCAGAAGAAGTTAATTTTCTATTAGAAGATAACTTTGAGTTTGATGAAGAGTTAGATGAAGCAAGAGATATTCGAAAGAAGAAACTTGCATATAAAGAAGAGGTTGCAAAAGCTAAAAGCCATTTAGAAGGTTTAAAGGGTAAGTATTACGAAGAGATCAAGTTGAGACCTGGTACTACTCAAGAACAACAAAAGGCTGTAGATTTTTTCAACCGCTACAACGAAGAGCAAAACACAGCTCAACAACAACATGAGACGTTTAAGTCTAACACTAAAGATTATTTCAATAATGAGTTCAAAGGTTTTGAATTTAGCGTTGGTGAAAAGAAATTTAGATATGGAGTTAAAAACGTTAATGATGTTGTCGATAGTCAATCGAACATTAATAATACGATCGGGAAGTTCCTGGATAAAAAAGGTAATGTTGCAGATGTCAAAGGTTATCACAAAGCTATGTACGCTGCTGATCACGCTGATACTATAGCGCAGCATTTCTATGAGCAAGGTAAGTCCGATGCTATTAGAGATATTGCCGCTAAGTCAAACAACGTTGATACTAACCCAAGATCAAGAGCTCCTGAGGATGTTTTTGTTGGAGGGTTTAAAGTTAAAGCAGTGTCTGGTATTGATTCTTCAAAATTGACAATCAAAAAACGGAAATTTAACTAAAAATTATTATTAAAAATGGGACAAATTAATCCTGTATACGGCTCGATCGTGCCGTCACTACAACAACAAATCTTAAACAGCAACTACTTAAACTTTGCTAATGGAGGTGGAAATGACTTCGCTCAACAATACCTTCCTGAAGTTTATGAAGCTGAGGTTGAAAGATATGGAAACAGAACTTTATCTGGTTTCTTAAGAATGGTTGGCGCTGAAATGCCAATGACATCTGATCAGGTAATCTGGTCAGAACAAAACAGACTACACATCTCTTACACAGGGTGTTCAGTAACAAGTGCTGGTGGAGCTGCAATCGGAATTATATCAATTCCTTCTACTGCTTCTGTATCACCTGTAACTGGTGGTGGTCAAACTACACCTATTCAAACAATTGGTGTTATTAATCTTAACGACACTGTAGTTATTATGAACACTGACACTGGTGTTACAGTTAAAGCTGTAGTAGTTGTTGCTCCTGTAGTAGCTGCTGGTGGTGCACCTGCAACTCAAATACAAGTTACTTCATTTACTGCTGCTAACCTAAACTCTTTAGGTGCTGCTGCTAACTTGAAACTATTTGTATATGGTTCTGTATTTGCAAAAGGAACAGGGCAATCTCTTGCTGCTGCTCAACCACAGTTCACTCAATTTAATAACCAACCAATTATTATAAAAGACAGATACCAAATTAATGGTTCTGACACTGCACAGATTGGATGGGTTGAAGTTGCTACTGAAGATGGTACATCAGGATACTTATGGTATCTAAAGTCTGAGTCTGAAACAAGACTAAGATTTGATGACTACTTAGAAATGGCAATGATTGAAGGTGAATTAGCTTCTGCTACTGGTCAGTTTGCTGTACAAGCTGCTGCTGGTAACATTGGTAATACTGGATTTAATGCTGCTGTTGCTGCTCATGGAACGCAAGGTTTATTCCAAGCTATCCAAACAAGAGGTAACATCATGTCAGGATTTTCTGCTGCTACTGGTATCAGTGATTTCGATCAAATCCTTAAAAACCTTGATACTCAAGGAGCAATTGAAGAAAACATGTTATTCTTAAACAGATCAACTGATCTTGGTTTTGACGATATGTTATCTCAAATCTCTGGTGGTTCACAAGGTGGTACTGCTTACGGTTTATTTGAAAACTCTGAGCAAATGGCACTTAACTTAGGATTCTCTGGATTTAGAAGAGGTTCTTATGATTTCTACAAAACTAGCTGGAAATACTTAAACGACGCTTCTACAAGAGGTGCTGTTGCAGTTAGTGGAATAGATGGTGTATTAGTACCTGCTGGAACTTCTACAGTTTATGACCAATTATTAGGTACAAACGTTAGAAGACCATTCTTACACGTAAGATACAGATCTTCAGAAGCTGATGACAGACGTTACAAGTCTTGGATCACTGGATCTGTTGGAGGTGTATACAACTCTGCACTAGATGCAATGCAAGTTCCTTTCTTATCTGAGAGATGTCTTGTAACTCAAGCTGCTAATAACTTCGTGTTATTCCAAGCTTAATACTTTTTTAAAGAGTTAGGCGCTTCGGCGCCTAGCCCTTTATTTTTTTAATTATATTATATCATATTATGTCAAAGACAAAAGAAATCAAAACCCCTAAATGGGAGATTAAAACTAGAGTGTATTATTTATTACACGACATTACACCACTAACTTTTACATTACAAACCAAGCATAGTACTCAATATCCTTTATTATATTTTGATAAAAGTACAAACACACAAAGAGAATTAAGATATGCAACTAATCAAAACTCGCCATTTGTTGATGAACAACAAGGTGAATGTACATTAGGTCATGTTATATTTGAAGATGGAGTAATGATAGTTGGTGAGTCACAACAAAACTTACAAAAATTTTTACATCATCACCCTAAAAAAGGCAGTATATTTGCTGAGTGGGATCAAAAAGAAGTTGCTCAAGATGACTTAGCAGATTTAGATGCTGAACTAGAAGCTATGACTGCTGCTAAAAACATGGATTTAGATCATGCTGAAGCAGTTTTAAGAGTTGAAAAAGGATCTGAAGTTGCAACGTTAAGCTCTAAAGAATTAAGAAGAGACTTATTATTAATGGCAAGAAGAAATCCAGGTAATTTTTTAGCAATTGCTAATGATGAAAATGTTGGATTAAGAAACACAGCTATTAGAGCAGTTGAACAACATATAGTAAAACTATCACAAGATCAAAGAACTATTCATTGGGGATCAAATGATAGAAAACTATTAACTGTTCCTTTTGATGAAAACCCATATTCAGCTATGGCCGCATGGTTTAAGACTGATGAAGGTGTAGAAGTTTTCAGAACAATTGAGAAAAAGTTACAATAACATGTAACTATAATTATAGTGAAGGGTCACTTTGGTGGCCCTAATCACTATTAACTAAAATATTAAAATGGCAATAAACGTAAATACTGTATATCAAACCGTTTTATTAATACTAAATAAAGAACAGAGAGGTTATATGACACCTGTTGAGTTTAATAAAATAGGTGGGCAAGTTCAATTAGAAATATTTGAAAAATACGCTGAAGATATGAATCAGCAATTACGTGTGCCTCAAGTTGATTTAGACTATTCCGATAGACAAATTAACATAGATGAAAAATTATCTATATTTAAAGAAATAGATGCCGCAACATATACTACAAGCGGTTTTAGATTACCTTCACAATACTCCGGAAACTCTTCCGCAAATCAACAGTTCACAGCTGTAAACCCACAATTATCATACGCTTTATCAGGTAACGCTTTAACTTTAGCAAATAAAAACGCTATAGCAAGCGTATTCGTTGCTAATGTTCAATTAACAGATGCTGAATATACTATAACAAATGGTAATTTAATTTTAACATCTCAACCAACAGCAGGAGATTCTATAGATATAAATCTTTATGCTAAGCAGTTTTATAGATTAGGTACTGTTATATATACGGCAGGAGCTTTACCTATACAAGAATTAGAAAGAGTTGGATCAAGCGAGTTATATCATTTACTAGGTTCTAATCTTACAAAACCTACAACTACATACCCTATTTATACTTACAAAGGTAATTACTTAAATGTATATCCTACAACTATACAAAGTGGTATATCAGTTAATTATTTAAGAAAACCTATTGATCCAATATGGAATTTTTCTGGTAGCACTCAATATGTTTTTTCACCAGCTACATCAAACAACTTTGAAATACACTCATCAGAGCAAACAGAACTTATAATAAAAATATTATTATATGCAGGTGTTGTTGTAAGAGATCGTGAAATAATAGAAGTTGCTGCGGGTCAAATACAACAAGAAGAAATGAATCAAAAAAGTTAATATATGCCAAGACCAGATGGTGGATTAGTCACCGAAACTAATAGACAATATTACGCTGGAGCACAGCAGCAGTACTCAGCAACAGGAGGTGTAGGTATAAATATAACATCTACTTTTGATACAAATTTAATATTTGGAAGTTCTGATCCTACTAACGGTCAATACGGTCTGAATAATTTTCTATTATATAAAAGTACAGATGCTTTAACATGGACTGAAATAACACCAGCTACTACAGTTCAAAACGCTGTAGCAACTGAAAATGGTGGGGTTGCATCAGCAACTATACAAATAGCGGTGGCTAACGCAAACATAATAGCTGGTATGAGTATATACGGTGGTGGTATAACTAATAATCCTACTGGTGCTAAAGTAGTAAGTGTAAATGGTGTTGCAATAACTTTAGACAAACCTATTGCTTTACCAGGTAATGCTACAACAGCAGTGTTGTTTCAATTTGATGAACCATATTCTATGGTTAATAATATTGTTACTGCAGCTATAGATTTACCAGCTAACAATTATTTAAAAATACAATTAAAAGAAACTGCTATAGAAGAAAACTATGGTAGTTATGAATATACTAGATTAACAGATGTTATTGATAATTTTTTAATAGCATATGTAGGTGCTGGTAAATTAATACCTAGCGTAAAAAGAACTGATGTAATATTTCATGCAAAACGTGGATTACAAGAATTTAGTTACGATACACTTAGAAGCATTAGATCACAAGAGCTTACTGTAAATAATGCTTTAAATGTTATTATACCTCAAGATTACGTTAATTATGTTAGAATGTCTTGGACTGATAAGTTTGGTGTTCAACATACCATATTTCCAGCAAATACATTAACAACAGATCCTTACGCTTCACCAGCTCAAGATAATCTTGGTACACCAACACAAGATAGTTTTGACTCTAATATAACTACTACATCACAAGTAGAAGCAGCTTGGGCATCTAATGATCCAAGAAGAATTTCAGGAGCATTTACCGCACAAGATGAAAACGCCGCAGACACTTTAAATCAAAATAACTTTTATGAATTAGCTTTAGGTCAAAGATATGGTCTTAACCCTGAAACTAGTCAGCGTAATGGTTGGTTTACAATAAACGACAGAGAAGGTAAAATATCTTTTAGCAACGATTTAAAAGGTAAGCTTGTAGTTATAGAGTATATATCAGATGGAAATGCTTATGATCTTGATGCTAGAATACCTAAGTTGGCAGAAGATGCTTTATACTCTCATATTATACATTCAATATTATCTGTTAGCGCTAAAGTACCAGAATACATAGTACAAAGATTTAAAAAAGAAAGAAGTGCTAAACTAAGAAATGCTAAGATTAGATTATCTAATATAAAACTTGATCAAATAGTTCAAGTTATGAGACAAAAATCTAAATGGCTTAAATTTTAATACATGGCTGAAATAAAGAATAGCTTTCTAAGGTCCAAGATGAATAAAGATCTTGACGACCGATTGATTCCTAACGGTGAGTATAGAGATGCAAACAATATATCTGTAGGTAAATCTGAAGATGATGATATAGGCGCATTAGAAAACATACTAGGCAACACTTTAGTTCAAGTTAGTAATACAGCAAATGCAAATGCAGAGATTATAGGTTATTTTACAGATAATAACAATAGTATTGTTTATACATTTTTAACAGATAACGTAAGTCATTGGATTTACAAATATGAAGCATCTAGTTATACACTATTAGTTACAGGCTCTTTTTTAAATTTTAGTAAGTCAAGTCCTATCATAGGTGTAAACTTAGTGGAAGATCTTTTATTTTGGACAGATAATAGAAATCAACCTAGAAAAATAAATGTAACTAAAACATTAGGTTATTATACAAAAGAAAACCAAATATCAGTTGCTAAATATAATCCATACGAACCTTTACAGTTATTAAAGTCTACAACTAGTACGGCTGGAGCAGCGAGTAGCTCTACAACTATAACATTATCAGCAGCTAATGTAGCTATAAAAAAGGGTATGAATATCATTGGTCCAAGCAT